CTCCTTTATTTAATTGTAACAATGTTTTATATAAGTATATATTAAGAACCTTTTCCAGTTCCTGATTTTCTTCCTTTTGTATGAGTGGATACATTTATAGGTTTTTTACCTTGTCCTGGTGATTTTACTCCACCTCTACCAGCCTTGTTTTGTGCTGCTCTTTTTCTACGAGTTGCAGATTCTTTTTCTTTTTTACTCATAGATTTAGCTTTTGAAGCTGGAACACATTTAGCATATCCACTCTTATCACCACTTGTTCCACAAGGTGGGTGTTTTCCACCAACTTTCTTACCAATATTTACCCATTTAGATTTGAACCAATTACGCAAATCTTCGCTAACAATGTTTCCACAATGGATACATCTGTTTTCTTCGATGATTTCTGTAAATAGTTCTTGGAGTTTCATTATTTTAGTTTTTTGATAATATCATCTACATTTAATGTAATTGAATAACCAGCACCTTCATCATCATCGAATGGTTCAAACTTTAGTTTGGTTTTCTTCATAGCATAAATCGCTAATTGTTTGCAAACATCTCTTTTAGATGTATTACCAAGTTGGTCTTTCTTATCTAAATCTTTTGAGGTTTTTGGTATAAATGAAATAACAGGTGAACCATTATAAGTTTTTCTACCACCAGTCACCATAAAATCAATAAAGTTAGATGGTAACTCTGATTTATTATCTTTTGAAGTAATTACTATCTTTCCTTCATTAAGTATATCAGTTAGTTGCATTGTGTAAGTTGGTATAGTTTTTCTTCTGCTGCTGCATTTGTTCTGTAATCATAGTGTTTAGCATTAATACCTAAATCTTTTAAAGATTTTTCTAACCAAATTCTATAATTTCTTTTACCATACTTTTTTTCTATTTTAGAAAGTACATCGTAAAAAGCAGTTTCTGATTTTGTTTTCTTAGCAATCTGTTCTACGTCAGTTTCGTTTACTGATTCTTTTTTATATCCACTATCTTCTCTATATCCTTTTTTTAAAAGTGCAGTTCTAAACTTTTCTAAGTCTTTTTGATTTCTAAAAATTTGAATACCATAAAAATCACTACCATCTTTGTGTTTTTGTTTTCCATCGTGGTAAGAGATTGTATATTTTGCCTTACCAATACCATCTTGTTGGTAGAATCTTTTTTTACCTTCTTTTATTGAATTGGAATATTTTTTTGCACCGTCTAATGATGGGTGAGAACCAATGTGCTTAATCACTTTACCTCTTTTATCTACAATCTGCATAGAGAACTTATCTTGTGTTCCTCTCATACCTTTTGTATCTCTATCAGTTACTTGAAAGATATTACCACTTTTTAATTTCTTTTCAAAGTGTACTTTACCTTCGTTTACTGATTCACCAATTAAAGAATCTACATCATTGTGTACATCTTTCCACTTAGTAAATTTTTTATTACGAAGTGCACTATAAAGAGCGATTGTATATTTTTGTGATGAGTTGTGAATTCTTGATTTTACTAAATCAACTGCACCATATATAGGTTTTCCTTTTTGGATTGAATCAACTGCTGCTTTGAATGCTTTATATTGATTGAAGGCCTCTTCTTTTTTTCTATCTGTGATAACTTGGATAATATATTCTTTTGCTTTACCCATATCACCTTTGAACTTATCTAAAATTTGTTGAGCACCTTTATCATTTTTTTGTAATGCTCTTTCAAAGTTTCCGATTTGTACTTTTGCCAAACCTTGTGCATTAAAGTAATCTCTTTTATCAAAGATACCATATACTTTTTCGAATGTTCTATCGTTAGATTTAAATGCCATAATTTTATCTCCTTAACATTTTTTCCAACCACCACCAGCTGCTTTATATTTTTTTGCTGCCCAACCATTAGCGTATGCAGATGGGTAAACATCAAACTTTTGTTTAGCTTGTGATTTATAAGATGACCACTTAGATGAATCAGTTGGACAATTTTTTTCCATTAAAGATTCTAATTTTTTACCAAATTCGTAAAGTTTAATTTCTTCTTCGTTTAAATCAGATTCTTTTAGTGTAGTAGTGATAGTTCCATTGGGATTTCTTTTAGAAACCGTTACTGTCTCTTCTGTTACAGTATCACATCCACAATCTTCAGTAGATTCTTTGATACCCAATCTTTCTTTCATTTGGTCCTCTGTAATCTCACCGAACTTGTAGTATCTTGATAGTATGTGTCCCATATCCTCGTATAAACCTGCCATTCTTTGGTCAAGTGCACGAGCCTCAAGAGCAACTTTATCGAATTGTTTACCCAACTTATCCAATTCACTCATGTTTCTCTTTACAGTATGTTTATCGAACCAATCACCAGCTTCTTTGATTGCAAGTGTTCTAGCAGCCTCAGTAATACCACCAAGGGTTTCTGCAATTTGTGCTAAATCAGATTTTCTATCCATCGATTCTTGGTACTTGTTGTAAGTAGAAACGATTTCAAGGAAGTGTTTCTTTACCTCTAAAGATAAAGGTCTTTCTTCATTTTCTTTAATGAGTTGGGTTAGTTTCATTGTTCTCTCCTTAAAATAATTTTTTTAATTTTTTATCACCATATACATCAGCGAAGTACCACTTCTTATCTTTCATGTTATAAAGGTAAACAAATTCAGCACCACCGTTTCTATCGGCATTATCTACATATCCCTCAAAATCTTTTAAATTACCTTTAGTTGGTTTTCCACCTCTCTCGTAGTATTCGATATCTTTATCATCGTAGATTCCTCTTGCACCACCACTCTTAATTAATTTAAGAACGTCTTTTTCGTTTTTCATGTGTTTTTTAAGACCTGGTTTCATATTTGATGGATACCCATCAAAGTGAACATATGCTGATGCAATCTTACCACTTCTATCAATGATACCAACTTGTGAACGAGTTCCTTCGTTGATTAATCCTTCTGGTAACAATCTATTTAATTTTGTAGATTTATTTTCTTGTACTACCGATTGTAATTTTGATGCCAAGTTTTTAAATCCATTCATCTTCAAATCGAATGCGATTGAATCTAAGGCATCTATACCATCCCAACTTGCTTCTTGTGCTGCAGATACACCTAAATCTTCAGTATCATCATCCGCATCATAATACTCTGATGAATATACACTTGATTTTCTCCACTCAGCGTATTCAGGTGAAGAAATATCTGGTGCAGATTTTCTTGGGTCCTCTGCCCATTCTGGTTTTCCTTCTAATTTAGCAATTAAAGCTCTTGCTTCAGAATGGAAGTTTGCATCAGTTAGTGCAGCAACTGCAGCTTGAGACATTTTCTTTTGATATTCTTCTTTACCTAACTTTTGTGGAGTAATACCTAATTTCTGTGCTTTAGCACGAACCACTTTGTTTACTTCTGGATTACCAGCTCTATCGCCAGTTGAATCTTTAGCAGGTTCATCCTTTTTAGGTTCTTCTTTATCTTTGCTGAAGATGTTTGCTTTAGGTGTATCTTTTTTAGATGGGTCTTTTACCGCACCATCTTTATCAGCTTTTTTCATTTGATGTGTACCTGCTTTAATAGCAGCATCTCTCGAAGCTTTAGATTTGAATACAGAAGTTGTACCTGTTTCTTTACTTGTAGCAGTGAAAACCTCTGCTTCATTAATTGCCTTTAAATCTACAATACCACCTAACTTAATCATAATTTTTTTTTCTCCGTTTTATGAGTATAGAGGTCAAGTTTACCATCTTCGGTTAACTTAACATCATAGTTTGTTTTTCTAATATCGTTATAACTTTTAGGTGGAGTAGAACCAACTTCTCTTTCCACCGTTCCAAGTTTAAACTTGTTTTTAGACATAAAGTCTTGAATACTAAATCCCATAACCTTAACTTAATTCTGTTATAATTTCTCTCATCATATCTTGTGCCTTACACCATTCGTTACAAACCACAGTCTGTTCTTGAAGTTGTTTGTTTACTGATTCATTCATCGGCACCATAAAAGCTCCATGTGTTGATGGGTTAGATACAAAATCCCAACCAATCAATTCAAAATCTTCACCAACTTGTACTTTACCACCAGATAGAGGTTCTACTGAACCCATACCACGAGATGATATACCAAGAAGGATTCCTGCCTTTAGTAACTCTTTTAAGATATTACCACTTGGGGTTGGTAAAATCTCAACAGTACCTACTAAATCTTCACCATCCCAATGAATCTCTCTTACATTGTGAGATACATTCTTTAGGTTGATTACCGAAGAATCTGGATGGTCTAATTCACCCAATGCTCTTCTTTCTTTAATAAGTGTTTCGTATTTTTTAGCTTCTCTCATCAGAATCTCTTTTGGATAGATTCTTCCGTTTTGATTTTCTGCACCAGCTCTTTGTAAAATACCCTTAACGATAGTTCTTCCACTCTCGTCCTCGTTTACTCTACCTTCGAATAATCTGGTTTCTATTAATAGTTTACTCATTATGCTCCCCAAGTTTTTCTTCGTTTAAACAAATCAAAAAAGATTGCAGATACTTCTTGTCTGATAATCTTACGGATTAAATCCTTATCAGATTCATTGAGTTCTTCGTTGATTGTTCCTTTTTTAACATTAACGATTTCCTCATTGATGATATCATACAACTCTCTCTTAGTCATTTTATTTTAATTTACCTTTTTTCACATCTCTCTTTAAATCTTCGAGAGCATTAATTTGGTCTTGTATTGCCTGTTCCAAACTTACATTTCTGTATTTAGCCTGTTTTCTAACAGCCAACATTGCAATTCTTTTTTCTTCAGTAGATGGTCCTTCGTTGATTACTGATTCTTTAAACATTTTAATAATTTTCTTTTGAACAGGATTGTTTGGTCTACCTGCAACAGCAGAAACTAATTCCATTCTTTGAGGTAATCCACCCTTTTCAACATATTTAAGAAGTTTAGTAATGTTCAATGCGTGTTTAGAAACAAAATCCTCAACTGCTTCAGGTCGTGTACCTGTGAAGTACGCAATTTTTTTGATTTGTGGTTCTACACCTTCGTTTACCGATTCTTCTTCAGAACCAAATGTTGGTCCTTCATGTCCTCTACCAAATCTTTCTGTTTTGTATTCTTTACCATCTACTTCAAAAGAATCATCACCATCTTTTTTCGCTTTTGCTACAGCAGCTCCAAATGCATTACCTTCAGATTTTTGTCCTCTACCTTTCCAAGTTTTTTCAATCTTGTTAAAGAATGCCTTCTTTTCTTCATCAGACATGGAAGGAATAGATTTACCAGCCTTTTCTAATGCTTTTTTGAAGAAAGTTTGATACTCTGATTCTTCTTGTAAAGTTTCTCTTACAATATTTTTAAGTTGTTCTTTAGTAATTTTCATTTCTCAATCTCCTGTATCGTTTTAGCGATTCTGATTAGTTTCTCCTTTATTGTATAAATATGATTGTTTGTTCTTTTCCAATAGTTTTGAGAATCCAATTCATTCATCGTTTTAATTTTATTATACCAATTGAAAAACTTTTCTACTTCTCTTAATTGATATTTTAATTCTTTTAGACCCATTGCCATCTTTTTATGTGGATGCATTGTATCATCGTTTTTTAATTCTAACCAACGATTTACAGGTCTTTTTAATTTAGCTTCGTTGATATCTTCTCTCATATTACCATCGTAGTTCATAGCCCAATTATCAAATCCATCTAACATTTTTGAAATTTGTCTTTCATCTGATGAACCATATGGATTGTAATCAAACTTATCTTTCATTTGAGAAAGTTCTTTTTGTCCAAAGTTTTCGTATCCACCTTTTTGTTTCCACTTTCTCATAAGTTGTTTTTTAACTTTTGAAATTGCTGAGCGAACTTGTGATGGTTTCATTGCTTCGTTTAGTGATTCAAATAGTTCATCTCTTGTAAGTTTTCTACCAAAGGCCTTTTCAAATGCTTTAATCATTTTTACTTCGGTACTTGCACTTCTCCCAAGTAATTTTAAAACTCTTTTTAATTCTTCTTCAGAAAAATTATAGTTTACTTTTACTTCGTTTATTGATTCTTTAATACCTTTTGGAAATGGTTTAATTAATGATAATACATCTGATAATGAAGTTTCTTTACCATTTTGAAATTTTACTTTCCAATCAGTTCCATTTGATTTTTTACCCTTAATTAAGGTAACGGGTTTACCTGCAACTTTATATGATTCTTCGTTTACTGATTCAGCAATGGTGTATCCTGCTTGAGTAGCAGTTTCTTTTTCTTTCTTCTTATCTTTCTTTCTACCCGAACCAAATGCGAAAGGGGTATTGTATCCATCAACACCCGCAGTGGTAGTAGCCTCTTCTAATTCTTGTTCTACTTCATCAAGAATTTCATCTAAGATTTCTTTAAGAGTTTTTTCCATTGACATTCTTTATCTCCTTAATCAGTTCATAAGACAGCATCAAAGCTGAAACTTGTTCATCGGTAATCTTTTTACCAATTTTTTGTTTTTTCAAAACATTTATAGTTTCTCTCAACTTGATTTTTGTAATCTTATCTTTCATTCCTTTATACATTTCGTGTAAAGAAGTGATTGTTTTGATTAATTCATTTTCAAAATACTCGTTGAACTTTGAAGTGTTATTAACATTATTAATATACTCTCTCAATAAACCTTTTTGAGATTCATTTAAGTTTGTATATTTTTTGTTAAAAGTTTCAACAAGAATTTTATATGTCAATAATCTGAGGTCTTTCTCTTGCTTTTTGTATTCTTCTACTAACTTATCTTCTTTTTCTTTTAATGTAGTTGGGGAATTAGATGAGATATGTTCTACAAGAGTAAGTTTTGAATCGAATACATCTTTAATATCAAGGATATCGTTCTGTTTACCTTCAAACAACTTATGGATTGAAGCTAAAATTTTATAGTTTGTTACTGGGGAAGATAAGAAATTATTAATTTCGAAGTTTTCCTTGATAGCTTTCACAAGATTATATTTTTCTCGTTGAATCTTTTTATAATCTATTTTGGTATGTGCTTCCAATACAACATCAATAAACTTTTCAGCCTTTGAATCTGTATTATATTTTTCGTTTATTAAAAGGTTAAATAATCTAAGTTCTTTAGATAATTCAGTACCTTTACCATAGAATTCTCTGATAATTCCTTTTGCCTTTTCATCACTACCATTGATAATTTCAAGGGTAACTTGTCGAGTTAAAAGCTCAAAAAGAAATCCAGTATTCTTAAATTTTGAATGTTTTATTTTTCTCATCTTTATTAATTCCTATTATGATATAGTAAAAATTCCCTAATATAAATATAAATTTATAAAAGTTAAACTAAATTATTATTCTTCAAGTATATTATCCTCATCTAACATACCTTTTATTTCGTGTAAATACTTTCGTTTTGCCGCTATTCCATTAATATATTTTATAGCCTTTTCTTCGGAAGTCCGAGAACGTTTTGATGTTCTCTCTTTATCACCTAAAGGGTCTCTACCATAAGGATGTTTATCTTTTCCATAAGTTCCACCTTCTCTTGGTCTGCCACCTTTATCTTTAATTTCTTGTTTGATATTTTCGATTTGTTCTTCAATATCATCCACCCCATCTTCATCATCCATTGCAGGGTCATTACCCTCATCTTCAATAGAACGGAATCTGAATCTATCTTTCAAGTCATCTAACATCTTAACTCTTTCTTCATCTTGTTCACCATCAGATAGTTTAAATATATTTTCATATACCCAATCCTTAGATAACATATTTAAACCAGCAATATCTTGAGCCAAACGAATTTTTTCACTCCACAAGTTTACTTTTTCTTGTTCGTAAATTGTAGATGGGTTTACGAGTTGAAGTGAGAAGTTAGTCATTTCTGAATCAGTAATACCTTGAGAATACAAGTGTACGATTGCTATTTTAGATAACTCTGAAATTACCGTTCTTTGGATTCTTTCGATTGTTCTTGCAAATCTCACATCTTCTGCAGCAAGTGTTGCTTTACCATTTACATTTTCTTCGTATCCCAAATATGCTTTTGGAATTTTAAGAGCTGCAAACATTTTGTTCTTTAAGTAATCAATATCCTCGATTGTTGCGTACTCTAAACCAGCAAGGTTATCAATAGATGTACCACTATCACCACCACGAACAGGAAGATAAAAATCTTCTGTTAGGTTTTGCATATTGTACTTTAAGTTGTAATCACCAGTATTTCTATCAACGAAAGGAACTTTCTTCATCTTGTTGATGATTCTTTGCATGTAGTTATCCACTTCTGTTGGTGGGATGTTACCAATATCAATTTTGAAAACTCTTTTTTCTGGTGCTCTCATGATTCTATGAATTAACATGGCATCTTCCATTAGAGATAATTGTTTCCACAATCTTCTACCATTCTCAATCATAGATTTACCATATGGTAACCAGTTAGTATCTGCCAACAACCTAAAGTGAGCGATTTCAAAGTTTTCATATTCTTCTTTACCGTTCGGGTCCTCAGTAATTTTAAACTTTACTGAATTTGGGTTTGATGGGTCGGTTCTTTCTAAACGTTCTGTATTATAAACTGAATGAGGTGTAACATTCACAACACCCTTACCTTCTGCAACTTCTAAACCTAAGAAGAAATCTCCATACTTACACATATTTCTTACCCATGGCCATAAGTTGAATTCAATGTTAAGGACATCGTAAAATAAATTGATTAATAAATCTTGTACTTTTTGATTATCTGAATGAACCAAAAGAGTATCACCAAATTCGTTCTTTAGTGTTGATTCATCAGCATATATATCTAATGCAGAAGCAAGGATTGGGTCGTTATCCATTGCATCGTAATCGCGAAAAACTTCTCTACGAACTTGTTGGTATGCCATTGATTGGGCACCACCTGCTTGTTCGAAGAAAGATTTCTGAATCTTAGTGTATCTATCTCTTAGAGATGATAGATTCGTTTGTTGTCTTTCATCGGTATCAACTACTCTTCTCTTGCCTTTTTTATCAACAGTAACAACTGCCTGAGTACGGAAGAGTTTCGTTAATCTACCAAAAAATGAAGTATCTGCCATTTTATTCCTAATTTAAATTATAACCTTTATTTTGTTTTTACCATTTTCTACAAGACCAGTATCTCGCTTTGTGTCTTGGGCCAGGGTTATCACAATTGTGTCTTGCTCTAAAAGATTTTCTTCTTTCAGGGTTGTTCTTTTTAATGTTCATCCCTTTTGCACCAAAGTTTACTTTTACAACATTTCCTTGAGGATTTTTAACATATACTTTGAACTTTTTAACATCACCTTGCATTGGTTTACCAAGAGCAACTTCTCTACCTTGGTATTCTGCCTCATTAACATCAGATTTGTATTCTTTCATAAATTCTACAAATTCTTTAATGTCATGATAGTTTTCAACTACATATTCTTCACAATATGAAGATTCTTCGTTAATTAAATTTTTTAGTGATATCATAATATTTTCTCCTTAATATATAAATATAAGATTATTTAATTAACCAAGTTAAATCCTCATCTTTATCACCAACCCGCATGGACCATGGATTTTCTTCAAGTGAAGTGTTTCCGCCAAATCCCATGCCCATAACATCTAATTGATGTGCTCCAATACCACCCAATGCTTGTTTAGTTAAATCAATTCCCTCTTGTCTTAATCTAAGTGCAGTATCTCTAACCCAAAGTGAAATTGCCAAAGACATTGTAAGGTCATCATTATAACCCTGCATAGCTTCTGCTCTGTTTCCTTTCCATATAAAAGTAAATAATTCATCTATGGTTCTTGATGAACGAATTGTTACTGATTTTTCTCTAACATATTCTTCTAACTTTGAAATAATCAAAGGTCGTGTTTTAGAAGTTGTAGAGAATCCTGCAACCATACCTCTTTCTTCTGCTCTGTATTTGTTGTGAAGTTGGTGTTCTACATCTACATACTTTAAATCCTTACTCATGTAGAAAAGGTTTCCATATCCTCTATCAATTACTTGTTGAATTACTGCCCAACCAATATTTGCGTTTTCAACTACGAGTAGAGCTTGATTGTAATCGGTTGCAAGGGATACAAGGAAGTTTCCAAAATCCTTTGTATCTAATTTACCTCTATATTCTGCCACTTGAGTTGCTTCTTGAATATCAATTACATGACAAGCTGAATAATCAGTTGAATCCCCACGAGCAACATCGGCAACGACCATATAAGATTTCTGATAATTTGGATATTCCCATTTCCACAAGTTTCCATCAAAACCTGTTTTTTCCATTGGTTCTTGTACATAAGATTCTTTGTAGAACATTAGAAGTTGTGGGTCGATAACTGTATCACCCGAAGATACGAAATCACAATCACATTCTTGTGCTGCTCCTTTTGGTCCTAATAAAACTTCTTGTTCATCTCTCCAACTTTGGTCTCGTTCTGGGTGAACTGACCAATGTAATCTAATTGTATTAAATGTATTTGTTTCTTCTTCTGCACCTACCCATGTTTTGTGAAAGAAGTTACCTACTCCATTTGGAGTTGATAAGATAATTGCGTTACCACCCGTTGATAAAGTAGATTGTGCAGATACCCAAATTTCTTCAATCTTATCGATGAAAGCTGCCTCATCAAATACAAGTAGGGATAGTGCTTCAGAACGTCCAGCATCACCAGCGGCTGAAGTTGCTTTTATCTGAGAACCATTCGAGTATCGTAGGGATAGTTTATTATCCTCTACTGTTGTTTGTTTTAACCACGATGGTAAGTACTGGTTCATCACACGAACCTTCGTTACAAGGTTCTTAGCAACTTCTTGTTTAGTTGCAATTACTAATACATTGAAATCTTGATTGAATAACATCTTCCAAAGTGAAAATCCCGCAGTTAAGGTTGAGATACCTGTTTGTCGAGATTTAAGGATGATATTGTATCTATGTTCTGCAAATTGGTCTAAAGTTCTTTCTTGGAATGGATATAAGTGAAAAGGAATCTTACCCCTAACTGGATGTTGTATCATACAGTACTTCTTCATGAAGTATATAGGGTCTTGAGCACATTTCTGATACTCAATTTTTATTATTTCCTTTAAACTTTGTTTAGCCATTTTATTTTTTGCCTAATTTCCAATATAAAGATGCTCCAACAAATGGTTTATATTCACCAAGTTGATTTGATAAACCTACATTTAAACCATAGATGTTCATCTTTTTAGTTTTAAGTAAAAGATTACCACTAAAACTTCCAAAACCATTTACTTGGTCAACACCAAGTCCTAATCCATAGTAGAATTCATTTTTAGGTAACTCTTTTACAATTGTAGTATTGTAAACAGTTGGGATTCTGAAGAACCAGTCAATTTCTCTTGATTGTATTGTATTTTGTGAGATTACATCGGTAAGAATACCATATCCTAAATTACTTGGTGGTCTATTACCAAGAGAATCAGTAACTTCTGTTGGAAAATCATAATCAAGTTGTAAAGTATCTGTAACTTTATACGATGCGAAATAATCTCTTACAATTGCAAGTGAATCTACATCTGCTGGTATTTCTACTTCCTTAATTACTTCTTTTGTTATGTATTTGGGTACATACTTTGTTACCTTTACTTCTTTTTCAACGTAAACTGTATCTATTTCTTGTTTTAATAACTCGTAATCCTTACCATCTACTTTTACAATTTCTTTATCTTCAAAATCAGTTCCACACCCTCTCATTAAGAAGATAACTGATATTAAAAGAAGGATAAGTAGTTCTTTCCATCTTTTAGAAAGTAAATTAAATATAATGCTCATAATTTTTATCCTTTATAATAGAAAACGTTGTGTTGCGTTGTTCTTCTAATTGTTGAATTTCTTTTTCACCATTATCTATCATTTCTTGAATTTCTGCCTTTGTTTCATCAACTGATTTTGGTAAACTCCATTTTTCTGTTGTTCCATCTTCATTTACATATTCATAGAATGGTTTTATTTCTTCAAGAGATTGTCTTAGTTGTTCTAATCGCTGTTTACCATAAACAATCATATTAGTCCAAACTTTATAATCTTGATATTCTTTCCAAATACCACTAGCTCTAAGTTCAGTTTCTCTTTCAGCTGTACAATTTATACAAAACCCTCCCTTTGTAATCAATTTTAAATCTTTTTCAGATTTTTTTATTGTTTTACAATTTGGATTTTTACATTTTGATTTTTCTTCTAAATATTTTCTGATTTCTTGAAGAGCTTCTGAGTTTTTTCCAGTCTTTAGAATATAACCTTCTTTTTGTTCGTATCGATTATGTTTATCTTCCCAAACATCGCCTACTTTATGAGTTTCTTTTGCTTTAGAATAACCCACGACGGTACTCTTATCATACTTACCTGTTTGTACCATATCTACCAACTTTCTACGAGTTGGGTGCATATACTTCTTTTTGAAATCTTTACTCATTGTTCTATATTAGGTTATAATATTTTATATAAATATATATAAAAATAAAATTTAGAAGAAAATACCTAATATTTGATTTACTGATGCAAATGTACCAGTTAATTTAAAGGTATTTCCATTATATAAGAAAACAATACCTTCATTTGGTACTATTTTCTTAGCACCACCAATAGAATTTAATCTGCCTAACTCTAATTTGAGTTTTTCTATCTTTTTAGGGTCACCTGATTTCTTAACGTCTTTGATTGTTTGGTCAATTCTCTTTTTCATATCACGAACTGCCGCATCAGGATTAACTGTAAGTGCCGATGAAGTGAATTCTAACACTTCTGCACCAAGACCAAGGAAAATCTGTTCAAACTTCATTAAATTCTGCTTACCAATCTTCTTTTGGTCCTCTTTATCTATCTTTTTAGCCCAATCAAGTGTTTTTGAATCTGTAATATTTTTATTATCTAATCTAAATCCTTTATCCATGAATGCCCATCTCTTAACTAACCCCATTTTGGTTTTGTTATCGAGTGTTGATGGTGAATTTTTATCAACCCATTGTTCCCACCATGCCTGATGGTAGTTTGCAACACCATCTGTATCCTTTAATCCAAATTCTTTTTGTAATTTAGATATTTGTGATGAGTATTTACTTCTTTTCTTAGAAAGGTCTTGTGATTTAGGTAGTTTTAGAACAGGTGGGCCTTGAATCGTATAATTATCTTGAACATCTTTGTTCACTTGTTTAATCATACCTGCCAAGATTCTTGCAGCCTCACCATTTTCACCTATTGCAACACCTTCATCGTTATATTCCATCGTACCGTGGAATACAAGTAACGCCTGACCGTAAGGAATTACATTAACTGATGTTGGATATATCACTTCAAGGTTCATAAAACAAGCACCTTGTTTAAAAATCTTATCTCTTTGTTTATCTGAAAGGGATTTGATTGCATTTGAAAGGTCTTTCATCGCATAATTGTATGCATCTGATAATCCTCCTCTTCCTTGGAACTTATCTGATACACCTTTGATATCTAAAGCATTCTCACCTTTGTTTTTTAGATGTCCTTTGTTTCTTGCTGCAACTAATCTTCCATCTCTCCATGAAATTGCAAGGGCTTGACCATCAGTTTTTTCTCTCGTGTACTCTAATGTACCTTCAAGTGCTCTATTTACGATATCTTTAAGTTGTCCAAAGGTTAAATTGATATCAGTATCAAATGGATGAGACATATGTCCATACGCACCACCTTCTATTAGGAGTTTTGATTCGTTTATATTCTCTCTTATTGGTTCGTACTGATATTCTTGATTTGAATCTGTATTACTTCTTTGTTTCTGAACTCTCTTTTCTATCTTTTTTAAATCATCTTTGGATGGGTAACCCATTCTTATACCACTTTGACCAGTACCAACACCCACTTCCTCTATGGTTGCAAGTTTTGTGTAGTATTTTGGGTCCTCGAATAAGTGGTCTTTAGCGATATCGTATGCTTGGTTCACATCTGAAGTGTGTTCCATCTCAACTTTAACACCTTTTTGTGCTTCTTTCTTTAGTTCATCGAAATCAACACTATGTTTGTTAGCGATATCTCTAAGAGTCATCCCTTTTGCAAGTTGTTCAAATGCAAGAACAGGATTAGATGTTTTAAAATCATCTTTTCTCATTACTGTTTTTGCAATAATCTGATTTGCTTGTTTAACAAATGGAATATTGATATCATGTCTTTTATCTTTTACAACAATTTGTTGGTA